TCATGCCCGAGCCGTGCAGGTTCTTCAGCCACCGGCGGTCGGCGGTCACGGTCTCGGTGGTGGTCATCGGCTGGAGGTCCACGCCGATCTCCTCCCGTGGAATGGGGATGGCACATGGGGTGCGGGCTACCAGCGGTGTGGTGCCGTCCACGGGGTGGTGCGAGAGGGCGTGGTCCCTCAGCTAGGGGTGGGCTCAGGCCGCGTCGGTGCGGCGGAAGCCCATCTGTTCGGCCCGCTTACGGGCGCGGTCCTTCACGTCGTCCTTGCTGGCTCCCGGGCGGGGGCTGCCGCCGGCCGGGGCGCCGCCCGGGGCCGGGGGAAGAGCGGGCGGGGTCCGCTGGGCGCCAAACAGCTCGGGGCGGCGCTCCTTCAGCGCTTCGGCGGCCTCGCGGACGGCCTGGTCGTCGGCGTCGTCCGCGACGCGGAGCAGCGCGGCTGCGTCCTCGAGGTCGTCGCCGGTCGCGCCAAGGCGGACCAGGGCATCCTTGCGGATGGCAGCCCGCTCACGAGCCTCCGCCCGGTCGATCAGGTCAGCAGCCTTCTTCTCGCGCTCGGCGACCTCCTGCTCGCGCCGCTCCTGCTCCGAGAGAGCATCCTGCTTCGCCTTACGCCCGGCGACGACAAACTCCTTGGCGTCGTCGATGTTGCTGAAGCCGAGCTCGGCGGCGAGTTCCTCGAGGGCCTTGCGTGCTCCGGCGCGTTCGCCCTGGGACTTCTCCTTGGCGGCGATCCGGTCCAGGTCTTCCTGGCTGAACTCCTTGGCCGGGCCGGGGGGCGGGCCGGGCTTCGGCGGATCGGCGGGCGCCGGGGCGGGCGGGGCCCCGCCGTCGTTGTAGAACACGGCGAGCGCGTCCGGGCCGGTGTACGGGTGCATCCACCCGTGGCCGGTGGCGGTGCGGGTGGGGCGGGGCTGCGCGGGGCGACGCATAGGTGCAAGTCCTCCCAGACTCGTTCCAGGCCCCGCGCCTGGGATCAAGGACAACACAGATTGCCTCACGCGTTGCCCCCGCTCCCCTGCTGCTGCCCCGGCACGGTGGTGTCCTGGGGCTGGGCTGCTGTCGCTGCGGGCAGTTCGGGGAGTTGCACGGCGGGTGCGACCGGCTCGTCGGGGGCTTGCCTGCCGAGGAAGTTGGCGACTTCGTCGGGGTTGCCGAGGGCGTCGGCGAGGTTGCGGGCGTCGGCGAACCGACGGGACTGGATCCGGTCGATCTCCTGGGCTGCGTCCTCGATGGGGAACCCGGCCTCCATCAGCATCCGCACCGCGGTCTCCAGGGACAGAACGCCCCCAGCGACGCCGGTGGTGACCTGCTCGAGGACGGACGCCTTGTCGGTCGGCGTGTACGGGCCGAACACCAACTCGGCGGGCAGCGGTGTCACGCCCAGCCAGTCAGGGTGCTGTCCGGCGAGGTGGAGACGCTGCACGAACTTCAGCAGCAGCTTGTACTTGTGGTCGCGGGCCAGCCGCATCCCGCCGATGAGGGAGTCCAGCGGTCCCAGCGACAGCTGCATGGCGAACCCGGACGGGACTTGGGACGGGTCGATGGTGCCCAGGGACACGGCGGGCAGGCGCATGTTGTTCGCGGCCCGTTCGGACAGGTCGTGCCGCTGCTCCCGCAGTTCGCGCAGGGCCGGGGAGGTGTCGATGGTGGTGAGCCGGCCGTTCTCCCCGAGCTTGAACACGGCGCCGGGTGCGACGTTCATCTGTGCGCGGGGGTCCGTGACACCGGATATGCCGATCATCGGGAGGCCGGTGGTGGCGGATGCGCGGGCGGAGTCGGTGTCGGCGCCCTGCAACTCGTCGAAGACTTGCAGCACCTTGGCCAGTGACGACTGCCCCCAGTGCTCTTCGGCGGGGGGCACGGTGTTGGGGATGTGGAGGACCGGAATGAAATCGATCAGCAGGTCGAGGCGGTCGAGGACTTCACCGTCGGAGCGGGTCGCGAACTGCGCCTTGTCCATGGGCAGGGAGTCGACGTCGACCTGTCCTCTCAGGTCGCCGAGTTCCCAGGTGGCGTCGGTGAGGTAACAGGTGACGGTGGACGGCTCGTCGTTCCACGCGTACTGGCGGGTGACCAGCCCGGTGTCGGGGTGGACGGAGTCCCCCGGGCCGACGGCGGGGACGATCTCACCGTCGGGGCTTTCCGCGGTCAGCGGGGCGCGCACGGCCCGGCCTTGGCCGTCCACGCCCGTGGATGTCGCGGGTCCGATCGGCGCGAGTTCGTAGGTGATGCGCCGCAACCTGGCCTTCAGGCCCCGCTTGGGGTCCTCGGGCAGCTCCCACGCGAAGTGGACGCGTTCCGGGTACTCGCCGCCGTCGTCGTCCTCACCGATGACGGGGAAGTAGAAGCCGGGGTCGACGGAGCGCAGGGCAACGCGCTGCTTGCGCGGATTCCAGGCCAGGCGGTACACCCCGTCCCCCAGGGCTACCGCCTTGCGTTCGGTCTGCTGCATCCGCATCGCCAGCAGCTCGATGTCCGCCCACTCACGCAGCAGGTCCTGGACGTGCTCCGCAGCCTGCCCGGCCGGGTCCGTGTCGGTGCCGTTGTCGCTCTGCTCGGCGCCCGCCACCGTAATGTGCTGCTCCCGCCCCAGAACGTGGGCCAGGAGCGTGTCGACGACCATCGCCGGGTCACCGAACTCGCGGCGGTCGCGGGCGGCATCCCCGTCGATAACCGCGGCCAGTTCGGCGGCCTGGTTGTTGTCGTAGGCCGTGAGCAGCTTGTAGGCGGCCAGTCGCCGCTCGTCGTCGGCGGGCACCCACATGGCCTGCGCCTCGGGGAACACCCGCCGGTTGGGCATGCCGCGCGCGGGGTCGCTGAACACGGGCTTGTAGTTCAGCCAGCTCCAGCCGTCGATGACGAGCCGCCGGCACCCGGCAATGAGGCCCACAGCGCACCCTTCCACTTCAGGCCCCGCGCCTGGTGATCAGAGTACGGGCAGCGTGGGATCAGGTTCCCCCTGCTTTCCGGGCATGGTGCGCTTCCCACCGTCGTAGTCGACGGCGAGTCCTGCGGTGACGAGATCGCTGTTGAGGCTGTGGGTGCTGGCGACGATCGTTCCCAAGATCCTTCCGTACTTCTCCGTCCTATCCTTCACCGTGCGCAGGAGCAGGTCAGGCCCGTGCTGCTCCAGCCAGGCCTTGGTGTAGGCGGTGGCCTCGTCGCCGGCGATGGTGCCGTGCTCGGCGCAGTTGATGCCCAGAAGGCGGATGCGCTGCCGGACGTGGATGTCGAAGCCGACGTCCACGAGTAGGGACACAGTGTCGCCATCGATGACCTTGTCCAGGCGTGCGGCGTATTCATACATGGGTGTCTCCCAGGGGTTAGCGGCGCCCGGCGAGGCGCTGGTCGGTGTAGCTGGTGGTGCCGAGGCCCTGTGTGGCGGGGTCGGCAAGCTCGGTCAGGGCGTGCACGGCAGCGTCCATACGGTCCGGGGAGTCCATGCCGGGCAGCCAGGTGACCATCTGGCCCTCGAGCTCGGTGAACTCGCCAACGTGGTGGATCTTCCCTTGGCGGTACAGCTGGGCGATGGGTTCGGCCCGCAGTCGTTTGCCCTGCTTGGCGTGCACTTCGAGGATCACGGGCATCAGCAGGCCCTTGGTCTGCCCCTCACGCTGGAGCTCCGACCAGGCCTGGGTGACGATCTGCCGGGCCATGTCGCCACCGAAGTTGTTCTCCACGATGATCGCGTCGGCCTGCCGGTCGATGGCGAGTTGGCAGACCTCGGTGCCCCAGGTGTCGGCGCCCATGGTGCGGGAGCGGTCGTCCAGGACGTAGAGGTGGCCGTCTCGGTCGCGGGCTGCGGAGACGAGGCCGACTTCGTCGTTGCGCATGGAGTCGCCGCCGGCGTGGTCGACGGCGACGACGATGCGGGTGGGGGTGATGCCGGGCCAGGCTTCGGGGTTAATGCGGTTGCCGGTGATCCATGCCCACTTCCACACGCCGCCTTCGAGGGGGCGGGGCTTTTGCTGGTAGAGGGCGTACCAGACGCGTTCGCCGACGGATTCGCGGGTGTCGGCGAGTTCCTGGGCGTCGTACTGGGCGGGCCACAGGGGGGTGCCGATGGCTCGGCCGATGGGGTCGTTGTCGCGGTCGGCGATGGCGGGGAGGTCGATCTGGAGCC